TCAAAGCGGCTAAATGCTTGGGTTGTAACACCTGCAATTTGATTTGCAAGGGTTCCAATGCTCTTTATTGTTTCCTCTGCACCCTGCTTGATACCATCAAAGATTTGATCCTGTGTGCTTAGATTGTCCATGTTTCGGAACAATTTATCATACTGCTCATTGATCTTTTTTAGGGAGTCCTCATAAGCAAGAGCAGATATTTTATCTTCATCGAATTTCTTTTGTACTTGTGCTTGCTCAAACATTTGCAACTTGCTCAAGTACTCGCGCATTGTTAAGTTTCCCGCCCTGAGTGCATTGTTCATTTCTCTAAAGGCACCTGCTGTTTTTTGTATCTTCTTTGCTGTTGGAGCTTTCAATCTTTGTGGACCGTATGCCTCGGCTTCGACCTTCACTAGTTCTTTCAATTTATTAATTTTTATCTCAAGAGCATCTGCTTCTCTTTGGAATACTGCAACATTCTCTTTACCTACATTATCTAGTCGATACCCTCTAGTTGGATCTGCTCTTTCAAACTCTTCTCGAATTTTTGTTCTAAATAGAAGTTGTCTCTGGAGTGCCTTTTCTAGTTTTGTAGAATTTGAGAGTACTTCTTTTTCTCTGAATACTAAGTAGGCAGTCAATGCGCCTAGTGCAACAACCCCTGCAACTATTAAACCTTGTGGGCCAAACAGGGATGCCAGTGCTCCACCTTTTGCTGCTAATACGATAGCTTTTATTCCTGCTGCAACTTTATATAGTATGGCAGAAGATACAATGGCAGTGACTACCTGAAGGATACCCCTCATGTTATCTACTAGTACTTGAGCACCTTTCGCTGCAGAACCCGAGACTGCAAACGATTTATTTAATTTATCTATTTCTACTCTAAAAGCATTGAGCACTTTGGTTCCTGCTTGCCCAAAAGTTACCTGTAGTTTGTCGGCACGTTCGTTAAGATCATCTAAGCTTTCGATAAAACCTTTAGCAACCTTATCTGCAACCAAGAGTCCTTTCTCTCCGAAGTCTCTCAACATACCTTTAGTAGTGTTGAAAGTTTCTGCCAAGATCTTTGCGCCCTCGGCATTACCTAACATAACTGCTCTTAGCTCTTGACCTTGTAAGCGACCTAAACCCATTGCTTGACTCATCTGTAGGAATACAGAGTTTACCTCCATTATTGATGCCCCAGACAATCTAAGTGATTGTGTCAAGGCCTTAACGAAGTCTATTGTATCATCAACTGAGAGTCCCATATCCTTTGTGGATATCGACATTCTAGCAAAACCATCTGCAAGAGTTTCAATCGGGGCATTAGTTTCGTTCGCAACAACTGCGAGCTTTTTGAATATCTCAGTAGCGTTTTCACCTTCTCCCCAGAGAGATCTAATCCTATCCTGGATCAACTGGAAGGTGTCTGCAGAGCGTAGTATCTCTCGACCACTCATTGCTGCTGCCATACCCAAGAATATTGTCTTGGCCCTGGACATGCCCATCTGCATAGACTTCATACTCTTAGATGTCTTTACAATGTTTTTGTTAAGTGATGCAAACTGCTTACTTATCTTCGCTGTAGGAGCAGAAGATTGATCTTTTGTAATGATCTTTATTACTCTAGTTTGAGTCGTTGCTGCCATTTTTCTTCCCCTCATGTTCTAAGTAGAGAGTATCTAATATTCTTATATAGCATAAAAATTCGTCCACATCTTCAATACTATAAACTTTAGCATACTCTACAATCGCAGTAAAAGGTAAAGGAGCAAGCGCGACTGTACTCCTACAAGAATTAATTTCAGAGAAACATTCTATGTAGTAACTAAATGGCCCTATTTCAGGTTCAACATCTTTGGCATTTATAGAACCACTTAAGAGTAATTGACTGTAAAAATCAAGTTTACCTTCCCATTTCAATTGCCACTTGAAGTAGGAAGCTACTAGTTTCCCATCTCTTCCCGGTAATTTTCTGCATCTTGGGCATACTCCATAAGTGTTTCCAAAAGCTCTGGAAGGGAAGTCAATAGATCAACAGCTACTTCAAAACTAAAAGAGGCTTTTTCTCCATCGATTTCAATACCTTCCCAATCCAATAAACAGGAATGTACAAAGGCTTTTGTAAGAATTACTTTTTCCTTTTCCCCATCTAATAAATTCCTCTCTATTAGTTTGGCAACTGGTTTATAGAATTTGACCATGGCCTTCTTCACTTCTGAATTGGTACCGCCAAATCTACGAACTAAAAACCTTACTCCGCCTTCGATTTCAAACCAGACTCCCTCTTTTTCAAGAGAGGAGTCTTGTTTGAATTGCTTGTCTAAATTACTTTTCATTTTTTAACCCCTTGTGACTAAATTAACCTTTGAATATTGTCAGTGCAGACTCTCCTGCAGAACCAACTTTCGCTGTTCCACTCATAGTCAACATAATATCTTGATTAGCCCCTGCGCTTACAGGATCATCAAAGCTTACTTGCACTGCAGGTAGGAAGAACCCGTAGAAACCGTCTGCATTTTTAGTAATGAAACCAAGAGAGAAAGGTGTCTGCTCTAGTTTGTTTGCTAATAATGGCCAGTTGCCATCTGCAAGATATGCAGTTAGGGAAACTTCAATCTGACAAGTACCTTCTGAATAATCATTTGGTGCGATTTGCCCGATACAGTTTTGAGTTGTTAGGTTGTTGTTAGTTGTAAGCTCTACTGATTGAATACAAAAGGTTGTCTTTTCAAAAGTACCTGTTGCAGAAGAACCAATAAAAGGCATATCTACAGAACCGTTCAATGAAGTAGTAGTTGCAGCATCGTTAAGTGTTCTACTGTCAGTCATAAATTCATTGGCAGCATCTGCTGTCTCATATCCGTTTCCGGAAAAGTTAAAAGCACCTGAAACGATACTCCCATAAGTAGCGTTAACAGAGAAACCTGAAACGATCATTCCATTATAATTGATAGCTTTTGTAGTTAGATCCAAGAAAGCTTTTTCCATTGAGAAAGAAGTCTTAGTTGTTCCAACAGTTAGCTTATCAGCAACGACAAAAGTTGTTCCTGTCCCAGCTTCAGTTACTAGGTCATCTTTCCCAAGATAACTAATTACTGTGGCACTATCGATTGAGGCAACCATAACCTGAGTATTGTTTGCAGTAGCAACGTAACCTGTAAGGGTCAGGACATCTCCAACTGCAACATCAGAGTTAAAATCCCCAGAAGCTCTTGTGATAGTCTTTGCTGTCGCATCGAGACTTAAATCAACAGAAACAGGAGTATCTGTAGCAAAAGAGGATTGGTACATTGCACTCTTAAAGAAAAGATCGATTGCATCTTCTTTTGCAAGCTCGTAGTTCAAGCTACCACCAACTGTCAAACCTGTTACGATTTGACCACTTGAAAGTCTGTCTGTTCTGATCTCTGCAGACTCAGTTGTATCAGGAGTTCCTGATAAAGAATCTGAAGTGAACCTGGCAGTTTCAAAGTTTCCTGCCCCCGGAACTTCTCCATAAGTACTTTCTTCTATGAAGGCCACCCTGACCTGGTTGCTACTCGACATATATCTCTCCTTGTTGGTTGTATATTGTTGCCATTTTATTATCCATAGCTATATACAAAATGTCACTTATAAATTTAGATCCCTCTGGTAAGAGATCATTACTGTCGCTGCAATATATCCAGACTCAAAGTCTAGGGTTGCACCTCTTTCAAAATTAGGAGGCGTCACCTCTTCAACTACTATATCATTTATTCGTTGCCCTCTAAAGGCATCTCTTATTGTCTCTGCTCTTGCAATGATATCCGTTGATGCAGAACCTTTCGCTTGAGAGACAACGTGAAGCAATACAACACCGACTTCTCTGTAGCACCCTGCGCTGTTATTAGCACCAACATTTATAGGTACATCTTCACTGCCTACAAACTGCATACCAAGCCAAGGATCTTTATAGGTCAAAGAAGCATCAGCAATGACATCATCTATATCTTTGTACTCACCTGTTAAATCTATCAAGTTTTCAGAGGCAAGGTTCGTGCCGATAAATGTTGTTATTTGTGATCGCACATAACTAGAGCTCATCTGATACCTTCCTGTTCAATTCTAAATGTTATTGATGGGTAAACATACGGCCCATTAAATCGTTTCTTAAATCTTCCACTTGTATGTCTCTTTGCTCTCGCTGCATCAGGGATATAAGAAGTTCTAAATCTACCTGTAGGTTTTACCAAGACACCGCCAAACCCATTAGGCAGGAAGCCAAAGCTAACCCTACCCTGTGCTTTATACTTAGTGTTGATTGCTCTTTTTCCTCTCGTACCTCGACGACTCCCTCTGACTTCTATTCTGGCAGCGTATGGTGTCACATTGACTATCCTTATCAAGTCATTACCTTTTAAAGATGCTTCATGGGATTTAAGCCAAATTGCTAAGTCTGTTTGAGACTCGGCAATCTTCTTTCCATTTAGGTAAACATAGTGAGAACTAACATACTGTCCAGTCACTGCTGGGGAGCGCTTAACTAACATCTGGTAT